AGAATAATATAAATTTTGGTATCCTTTATCGATTATTACTTGAATTGTATTCCATCCTATGTTGGCATTTTCAACTACAAGTAATGCGTTATTATATTCAGTTGCCATAGCAACTAACATATGTCCATATTCTTTTGTTCCTATTTGTGCCTTAAATTCGCCAATTTGTTTAGCTTCTTCAATATCAATAATATGAAAAGCAGAATAGTCTTTGCTGTCTCCTCTGGCAACATCCGCTACAATCATATAACTTCTTGTATAATCAGGATATTCCCAAATATGTAACCCCCCGTCAATCCCTCTTTTTTCTATAGGATCTGTAATGAATGTGCTTTCATAATATTTTAATAAATCAACATCATATACTGTGTTACCTGAGGTAGTAAAATCACAATCACATTCTTGTGCCGCCATTCTATGTCCTAATTCATCGTCTTGTTTTGTTCTCCATTCTTGGTTTCTTTCTGGGTGTACTGTCCAGGGTAGTCTAATTGGTGTAAATCCATTTACTCCTTCTTCTGCTTTATTCCACATTCTGTGAAAAAAGTTTCCTGTGCCGTTTGGTGTAGATAATACAATTGCTTTACCCCCCGTTGATAATGTTTGTTGTGACGAACCCCAAATTTCTTCAATTCTGTTTTCTTCAATAAAGGCAGCCTCATCAATAATTAGTAGTGAAATTGCTTCCGATCTACCAGCATCACTTGCAGCTGATACTGCTTTTATCTGGGATCCGTTTTTTAATCGTAATGCTAATTTGTTTTTTTCTGTGAATCCAATTTGTAACCATGATGGTAAGTTATCATACATGAATTTTACCTTTGTTACTAAGTTTTTCGCAGTATCTTGTTTAGTTGCTACTACAAGGATGGCTTTATCTTTTTGAAAAACCATCATCCATAAAGCAATACCCGCGGATAAGGTTGAAATACCTAACTGTCTAGATTTAAGGATAATACTTCTATCATTCTTTTGAAGTAAATTTAATGTGCCTTCTTGAAAGGGAAATAGATTAAATTGTATACGGCCCCTAGTTGGGTGTTGAATCCAACAATATTTTTTCATAAAATATACAGGATCCTTAGCACATTTAATGTACTCCTGCTTTATTATTTGTTTTATGTTTTGTTGAGCCATATTATATGTTATACATATTGAGGCAACGCATTTCTAACTTGTTCTATACGTTCTTCTACAGTACCTTTAATTGTAATTGCATTACTTCTGTACATTCCTATAATTGCTTTGATTTTTTCATCAACTGCTTCTCTATATTCTGCGTTTGTTTCTCTAACCCCATTATCTTCTATTTCAACTCCTTCAGGAGAAACATAAAATAAAATATCATATTCATTTACTAAATAAAATAAAGTTGCATTTAAATAGAATTTTTCATGATCTTCCATTGATTCAGATAAATCAGCAAACGCCATAACATCAATTACTGTTCTATCAGTTATTATGTTTTCCTGCATTAATTATGCTGCTCTTTCTGATGCAAAAACTAATTGTCCTTTTAATGTACTATCTGTATTTAAAGGTATGCCCATTTCCATAAGGTGCTTTGAGCGTTCTGTTCTGATATGGTAGTTTTTAAATTCTGGTAATTCTTTAAGGGCATTTACCAATGTAGTTTTACCTACACTCATTGTTCCACAAAATCCTATTTTCATATATTAGCTTCTATTAGTAAATCCTTTTGGTGCTGGTTTTTTAGATGGTGGTAATCCTTCTCTACCTTTTCTAATTTCATTCCAATCATCGTAACTATATTGATTCCCAAAAAGATGATATTCTTTAATTCGTCTTTCTTTATTTACAAGTGCTGGTTTATCCCAATTATGTAATTTAACGGTATTATTTAGGTGGTATACTAATGCTGTTGTTATTGATCCATCGTCTTCTTCTTTGATAAGCTTTCTTTCTCTTGCTGTGAATTTACCCCAATTTTTTGGGTCGCTCATTTCTTCACCATTTAACATTTTTACCATTTTATTTTATTTTAATTTTTTAATAATTGTTCAGCTACTAATGTACCATGTGCCCCTGATACTGTTATTCCTCTTGCTGACAATGCATCACCTACAAAATGTACGTTAGGAAACCTAGTTAAACTCAAATCATCGTAATTGACTAAAGGTTCTGGTGCTAGATATTTAACTTCTGGCATATAAACACCCCAATCATTACCTAATGTTGGGAATACTTTTTGCATGTCTGATATAAAGTCTTCAATATAGTGAGCGTAATCCCCAATAGCATCCCATAATGGTTCCATACTACCTACTACTTGAGTTTCTACATAATCTCCTTCTGTTGTTTTTGAAGGTACTCTATAACTTGGAGAAAAATAAGTTCCTTTACCGTCCCAATTCATTTTCTTTACTGCTTCTCTTGACCAATCAAATGGGTTATCAATGTCTCTGATTTCCATTAATATACCAAAATTAGTCATACCATTAGCGTATTTTTCGTCCTTTTTAGCATGACCATTGTAACTTACATCACCATAAGTGTGTTCAGCTGCTACATAAGCTGCATTGTTGTTTGTACAGAATGAACGTAATGATACACCTTTATCGTCATATTTTCTATATAATTTAAAGTCATATGCTATATCTATGATTTTTTGAAAGTGTTTTTGTGGTGCCTCAAAACGAACTCCAATTTGTACTGGTTTGGGTTCTGTAGGTAGATTGAATTCTTCAGTTAATTCTTTTGCAAAATCGATTCCTGATTTACCAACACCAAATATAAGTTTATCATAATCCATTTGATCTAAAATTGTCGATCCTGAAGTATCTATGTAAGTTAAAAAATCATATTCAAAATCAATTTCAACTACTTTAGTTTCCCACATAAAATCTACACCTTTTTTAACTAAATAATCGTACCAATTTTTACCTATTTCATGTAAGTAATCTGTGCCTACATGGTATACAGGGAATAATCTTAAACCAAAGTGTGGTTTAATAAAATCTGGTTCTGTAACTGGATTTGAACACTGTACTTCCTCTGGTTTAGGGTGAAAACGTTTGAAATTGTTGATTACTTCATCCATCAAATCCATGGCTTTTTCTTCACCTGTGTATTTTGATAAATGACCCCCTATGGATGTGTGATAAGTTAATTTACCATCTGACCATCCTCCTGCTCCTAAAAACCCTCTCATTACATCGGAGGTTGGTCTTCTATAAGGATCTAAACCCATATCAATAATAGTAATATTACCCTTAAAATCATTATCTACTAATTTTGTTGCAGCATTAATTCCCGCAACTCCTGCTCCTACAATTACTATGTTTTTTTTCATTTAGTTTTTAGTTTATCGGGCATAATATACGAAAAAAAAACTGTGGCTCCAAACATTGGGCCACAGCTCCTTAATTAATTTATTTAAATCGTCCTGCTATGAAAAGGACTATGTGTTTTAATTTATATTATGATAGGCATTTGTTGGAACAATTATAAGCGGAGTATGCTGCTCCTGCTAATAAAATTAATGCTATCCAGTTATTTACTCCAAAATAACACCCTGCTCCTACTGCTAATATATATCCACCATAACATTTTACGTATTTTAAATATTCCATTTAATTTTTTATTTTAATTATTATTTTAATCTATACTCCAACCTCTCTCCATATCTTTTTTTATAGAAGATGCCTTTCCTTTTCCTATTTTATCTTTTGTATCTTGAAATTTATCATTAAGTATTTCTGCTTTATCAAACCAATCTTCTGATTCTGGTTTTAATAAAATTTTAACATCCCCAAATCTACCTATTATTTTTTCTTTGTAAGTTTCTAAAGCACTCATATCTCCTATTGAAGTACTACTGTCATCCCAATTAGGTAATGATACACTATCTCTATAGTAATTTCCTTTTTTACCATCAGGCTGCATACGTGAAAAGTGTATATTTTTATAATTTTCAGGATAGGTATCAGTTAACATATCAAAAGTTAAATCTTTTAAATTAACTTCAAGAGATTCATTTAGATATTGCTTTTTAAAATAAGAATGTAAATTAAAATTATTCATTTATTATTGTATTATTTTATGTCGGAATAATTCTTCTATTATTCTTTGTATTTGATACTCTGATAGTGGCATTGTCCCAAATCCCATATCAATTCGTTGGAGTAGTCTTTTTACAAAATTTACTTTGTTATTTTTATTTTCATTTAGTTTACTTTCTACTAAATATGCAAAGTCATACTTATTTGTATCGAATGTATCAATTTGTCTTATATCTTCAATTGGCATTACATTTTTAGTTACCTTATGAACTACTGCAATCTTTTCACCCATTTTGAAATGTGATTTTGCTCTAGCTTTATTTATTTTATTGCCGATATTGTTTTCATTTAATGGTTCATCAGTAAGCTGATCTGGGTTAGATTCTCCTCCTGGTCCCACCCCTTTCATAAATACTCTATCCATATCTATTTTTTTATCTTTAGGCATCACCCACAACCAAACATCACCATAAACTCCAGATTTAGAATCAGTTATTTCGTAATCTTCTATGTAATCTTTAAATTTGGATATTGTTTTTTGTGCTGCTCCTTTTGCTGCTGCTTTAGATTTTTCAATTTGATTAACAACATCTTTTCCAAATGTTGCCCCTGTATAATCAGGTCCATTATAGTGTGGAAATCTAATATAAAAACCTTCTGTTCTTTTATCGGGGAATGTTGAAACACCTTTCATTGTATCTACAAGTTCCATATGATATTGATCTGCATAATCCAACATATTAGAAGATAATGTACCTTGATTTTCTTTTATTTCTTTATACCCCATTTTTTTAACTTTATTCCCTTCTTTAATATAAACATAGTATAAATTACAATTACTTTGTTTTGGTTTGCTACTAACAATTTCAGCTAAATAAGAATCAATTAAACCCATTTTAGCTAATTTTTTTTCTAAATTTCTTCCTTTTTGTCTAAATTGGACTAATTTTCCCCAATTTTCTTCTGTTCTATCATTTTGGTAAATACGAGTTAAATCAGCTTCTCTAGATAAAATATTATCATATTCTCTTTTTAATTCTTCACCTGTAGCTTCATCTTCGTTTAATTTAGAGTCTCTTATAAAACCTTTAGCCATAGCTCTATCCATATATTGTTGAATTCTGGTTAGAGCTCGTTCTATAGTTCCAATTTTGAACTTCTGATCTAATTCTTTATATCTTTTAGGGGATTGTATTTTTAATAATCTAAACCCTCTCATCATGTCTACAATATCTTGATAAAAGTTTTTAGCTTCATTTAATTTGTTTTCTTCAATATTTTCCTTTATTGAATCTCTCCCTGATGGTTGTTTATCATATTCATCACGAACCCACTCTTGTTCATTCGGACCTAATTGATCATAATCCATGCTAAATTCTGCTTGTGCTATTTCATCATAAGCATCATAGCCTTCATTCAACATAGGAATACCTAATGGTACTTTTTTACCTTCAAATATACCAAAATCACCAATATTAGTTTCAGTTAAAATATACTTATCTTCTTCACTTACATTTAATCTATTGCGGGAGTATAAAGAACGTGCTTCTTTATATAACTCCATATATTCTTTGGTACCAACGCGATAAATATTATTACTTAACGGTATTTTATTGTCAATATGATATTGTAATCCCTCAGATATAGAAGTATATACAAATTTATTTTTCTTAAGTATAGGCGCTGTTATTTTAGTAGAACAACTACAATCACAATTCTTTTTAGGTGGTATTGATAATGCTTCTTTTATTAATTTTCTTAATCTACTCATGGTTATACATATTATTTTAGTTTTAATCTTGGTACTAAATCTGATGGATTAGAAATTGTAATTCCATTTCCTATAGCGTTAATAAATTCATCCCCCTCATAATATTTAAAATTACCTTTATTATCTGAAATCATAAAAGCATCATCATCTTTTTCCTCTTCATAATCCCTTGCTAATTGTTTAGCTAAATCCACTATAAATCTAATAGTTTCAAATTCATTATCATCAAAGTAAGATTTAAAATCTAAATCTAATTTATTTTTATACCAAGAACTTATTTCATCAGAAAATAATTTAATTAATGTTTTTTGGTCCATTCCCATTTCTAATGCTCTCTTATAAATAGTATTTATTTTATAAGGCCAAGGAGTACCACTTTTAAGAGCAATTTGATTTAATTCTTCCTTTTGGTCATCCTTAAGATTAAATTTCTCTATCATTTTAGCCATATCTTTCCAAATATCAGAGCCAGTACCTCTAACTACATATTTAGGAGCTACCATTGCACCTGATGGTCCAGTTCTAGATTTTAGTTCAACTTGTTTTCCATCTATCTGTAGGTCACCCCCTCCAGTTACTTTTTTTATATTATCAAAAAATACTGATAAAAATGCTTCACCCGGACCCAATGATACAGTACCTTGGATAGAATCTTTCATATCACCATATAATGATTCTAATTCAGCAGATGTAAATCCGGGGATTTGATTAAAATAATTTTCTCTACTTATATCAAATGTAGGGGGGTTTTCTGCTATTTTAGAAAATTCTCCTGTTTTACCTAACTCAGATAAAAGTGATTGGAAATATAAAATATCTTTTAGACTTAAATTTTTAGATGTTAAATGTTGTTTCATTGAATTTCCAAATCCAATATTTTTAGTATATTTAGTAATTTGTTCTAATTCTTTAGGATCAGAAATATTTTTTATTAAACTCTCTAAATTAGTTCTTAATTCTTCAATATCTGCTTCTTCCTCCTCAGTAATAAGATTTTTTATCATTTCATATAACATTTTTTCATCCTTAGAATCATTCATATCAGGATATCCCTTAGGAAATTTATATGCTATGTTATTTAAATATTTAGTAATTGGATCCACTATTTTCTTCTTTTATTTTTAATCAAAAGTAACATTTGCACTCCATCTAATGTCTCCATTAGGAAGTAATTCTAATTTAATATCAGGATTTCCTTCCACTACATCTTTCCCACCAACTGATTTTAAGTGGTCTATTAATTCTAAAAATATAGAAGATTCATCATATGCATTTGAGGCATATTCTGCTTTTGACCATACATCAGATTGAAATCCTTCTTCAGCTTCCTGATCTACATCGGAATCATACATGGCCAAAACATAATCCACCATTTTTTCATCCATTACTTCTTTTAATAGCTTGCCTTCAGATAAACTATCTCCTTTAGATTCAAACCAAGCATCAATAAATCTAAACAACCCTGTGTTTTTTTTCATACCTCCTTCTGGGTTAATTTTAGTATATATAACATCCATCATATCACTAAC